CCCCACCTTCGGGTGGGGGCGCTTCTTCGTGTCCGGACTATGCCGCCCGGGGTGGCCGGCGCGCCTCGTCGACCTCCCGGATGCGGCGCTTCGCGGTCGACTCGGAGACGCCGTAGTGGTCGACGACGACCCGCACGATCGCGTTGTACGGCACCCGCAGACCGCGCGCCCGGGCGATGTACTCCTCGATCGCCTCGCCCTGGTCCTCGGTCTCGTCCGGCTCGTCGTCGAGCGGCACGTCCACCTCGTTGTCCTCGGGCGGTTCGGCGAGGCCGCCGGTTGCCATGATCTCCTGGGCTTGGCGGAAGCGGACGCCGCCCTTCTCGATGATGCGTCCCCACCAGCCGATCTCGGCGGGTTCAGCGGGTTCATCCTCGGTGACACCGACCGTGGCCTGCACCTTCTTGGGCTTGACACCTTCGATCGCTGGGGGAGGGGAGGGGTTGCGGATCTTGCGGATGAGCGGGGTGAAGAGCAGGAAGATCCCGTACGCGGCGAGCGCGGCGGCGAGCCACGCCCAGCTGCGGTGCGGGTCCGGCGCGTCAGGCAGAGTGATCATCAGGCGTTCCCGAAGAGCATGGTGGGGATGGGGGCGACGATGCCGGTCAGGAAGTTGACCGAGCCGAGGGTCAGCTCACCGACGATGCCGCGCGGCAGGTCGGCCAGCATGCCCAGCAGGATCGCCGCGATCCACAGCTTCCCGTTGAGCCGGAACAGCGCCGACTGCGGGAACGTGAGGGTCGCGAACCGGCCGAGCTTGCGCGAGAACTTGACGGGCAGCAGACAGCCGACCGTGTAGATCCACAGGATGCCGACCAGCCCGCCGATCAGCAGGTTGATCGACGCCCCGGCGATGTACGCGCCCTTCGTCGCGTCGAGCAGCGACTGGACCAGCTGGCGCAGCGTGTCCACCGTCCACCCGTCGAGCGGGGAGCCGTTGAAGCCCTCGCGGACGGCCGGCACGGCGAGCAGGAACGCGATCCGGTCCCGGATGGAGTTGGGGCCGACGGACATGTAGTCGATGACCAGGGCGAGCAGCAGCACCAGTGCGGTCGCGGTCGGCGACATCGAATGGTGGTCGGCCGCGGTCGGAGGCGGTGCGGAGTAGGCGAGGATCATCAGCCTGCCCAGTCCAGCACCTTGACGTCGCCGTCCCACACCTCGAGGCGCGGCGCGTCCATCGGCTCGTTCGCGGCCGTCGCCTGCCGGGTGAGCGCGACCAGGCGCTCGTTGAGCAGGCTGGGGGCGTACGCGGAGTCGAGGTCGGCGTCGAGGTAGAACAGCCACTTGTGCAGCACCTCGTACTGCCCGTCGAAGATCTTCAGCCGGTAGCGCTGCAGCGTCATCGTTACTCCCATTACTCGCGCTCCTTCGTGATCACGATGGGCAGCTCGAACTTCTCGCCGACCGCCCCGAAGGCGTCCTCGGGCTTGTCGTAGTAGCCCTCGACCTCGTCGAGGCTGTTCAGCTCCCACGCCTCCTCGACCTCGCCGCGCCGCAGGATGGGGACCGGCCGGGCAAACCAGGTGCCGTGCTGGCCGGGGATGTAAATGTGCACCTCCTCGTCGCTGACCCATTCGACGGTGATCACTTCGAGCTTGGGCATCAGTTCTCCTCGGGAGTGTGGACGAGGTGCCAGAGCGCGGCGCCCATGCCGAGGACGGCGACGGGCACGCCGGACACGGCGAGGGTGATGGGCCACGGGGCAGCGGTCATCCCGCGCGCGATCATCAGGTGGTAGGCGGCCTGGCCGGCGAAGCCGAGAAGCAGCGAGCCGATCGCCGAGAAGCGGGCGAAGGTGCGCGCCCGGGCGCTTCCGGCGCGGGACAGCCACACGTACAGCGCGTACGCCGCGTAGGCCTCGAGGCCGACAGGCAGGGTGATCGCCGTGTTGATCGAGAAGCGGTCGGCGATACCCGGAAGCGGGTGCACCTGGCCGAAGCCGGTGAGCCGGCCGAGGTCTACCCAGCCTGCCCAGATCGCGACGAACGCGGGCGCGGCGAGCAGCAGCAGCGGCCAGCGTGAGACGCGCTTCGGGAGCGGGGTCACGGACGCCGGGGGAGGTGCGTCCGTGACCGCCGCTACCTGGGGGAATGCCACGGGGATGGGTGTTGCCGATTCGGGTGGGATGGGGGCGGGCCGGAAGCGGGCCAGGATGGCCGGGCGGGGGTGCTTCCGGCCCGCGATCATGCGGAACTGGCGGCGGCGGATCCGCTGCCGTTCCGAGTGTTCGGCCACGAGCCGCTCGTGAATCTCGGAGGCCTTCGGGAAGCCGATCGAGAGCGCCTCTTGGATCTTGCGCTTCGGCGGCACGGCCCGCTTCCGGGCGGCCAGGTCCCGGGCGGCGGGCATCAGCTCGTCGACGGGGGAACCGGTCATCGTCGTCACTGCCTCATCATGTCGCGAAAGTCGCGACTAGCGCAAGAGACGCCAGGGACGCGAGAATACGACCATGACGCTGACGGTCGCGAAAGACGTGGAAGCATCCTCGCCACAAGCTGGGGGCGAGGAGAGCGACGTGGCGGACTGGATGAGCGTGGCCGAAGCGGCCGAGGTGCTCGAAGTCACCGCGCGCACCATCCAGCGTTCACTCGCCGAGGATGAGCGCCGCACTCGCGAGTGGGGCACCGAAGGGCAGGGCTGGAGATACAAGCCTCTGGCCGAGCGGACGATCTACCAGCTGCGCCGCAGCGTCGTGTTCAAGAAGGCCGGCCGCGAGGGCGAGGCCTAGCTCTCCGGCTCTTCGTCGAGCTCGGGCCGGTGCTCGCGGATCCACGCCTCGACGTCCTCGGTGAGCCAGATTCGGCCCATGGCCAGCACGTACACCGGGTCCGGGAAGCCCTTCTGGCCGATGATGATCCAGGTGTGCTGGCGGGTGTAGCCGAGCCGGTCGCGGATCTCCTGCTGCCCCATGAGGCGCGGAAGGTCACGACGGTCTGCCATGACTCGCACGCTAAGTCTCGTATATCCGACTGTCCGTCATACGTATGAACGTGTGACGCCGCGTCATGACGCCGCGTAAGGTGCCGAGGAAAAGAGGTCCCTAGGGAAGGAAACTCCCATTCACCCCAAGACGATCACGGCCCGCGTCGCGGCCCTGCTGCTCCTGGCCGCCGGCCTGGCCGGACTGAACAGCTCCCCGGCATCGGCCGCCGCCGGCCACGTGCGCACCCCCGGCGGGACCATGCACGCCTCAAGCAAGCCCGCCGGCGTGAAGGCGCCCAAGGGCCGCCCGGCGAAGCCCGGCGCGGTCACCCCGCTGACGGCATGCTCGACGACCTGCTTCTACTACAACGTCGGCTCGCAGGGGTTCACCACCACTCTGCCGACCGGCACGTACGGGAACATCTCCGCGCTGTCGCCCGTGCTGGACACCGTCCACGACGGCCACACCCTGGCCGAGGTGAGCGCGCAGAAGACCGTCGGCGGCAGCGCCCAGATCGTCGAAGCCGGCATCACCGAAGACCCGGTCGTCAACAGCGACACCCAGCCGCGCCTGTTCGGCTACCACTGGGTCAACGGAAACGGCAGCTGCTACAACGGCTGCGGCTGGGTCGACGTGGCCGGCGTGACGCCGAACCTCGGCGACGTCATCTCGACCAACATGAAGGTCGGCATCGAGCACTTCTCCTCCGGCATGGCCTCGCCGGGCTGGTGGATGTGGGTCGGCAACACGGCCGGCACGACCGGTAACTGGGTGGGCTATTTTCCGGACACCATCTGGACGTCCGCGACCCCGTCGGTGACCACGTTCACCAACGAGGACTACGGCCAGCTGTTCGGCGAGGTCGCCGCCGGTGAGATGCCGTCGTCGACCGTGTGCACTGACATGGGCTCGCCGACGCTGGCGACCCCGACCGCGGGCGCGAGCTTCGGCAGTGCCCAGTTCCAGGGCATCTCGGCGGCCAATACGAACCTGTTCGTACGGGAAGACCCGTCGGGCATCCAGAACGAGTGGAACGCCGAGCAGCTCGGCACCGCGGGCAACATCCGTTCCTTCCGGTACGGCGGCCCGGGCGGCTGCTGACCCCCCTTGAACGAGGTCCGGGTCGGCGCCCTGCATGGCCCGGCCCGGGCTTCTGCCCTTCGATGCAGCGAAGGAGAGCACCGTGGACGAAGAGAACTGGCCGCTGACGAGCCGCGCGATCGAGGCTTCCGAGCGTGCCGCCGGCCTGAGCGAGGACGACCTGGCCGATGACGAGGAGCCGGTCCTGGGGAACTCTGTGCTGCACGCGCTGGCGGAGCAGGGGCTGATCGAGGAGTACGAGCCGGGCCGCTTCTACGTGTCGAAGCTCGAGGAGTCTTGAGGTGCCGGCCGGTTGCGCGCGATCCAGGCTTCGACATCGGATGCGAGCCAGATGGTTACGCCGGAGACCTGGGCCACCGGGTCAGGGAAGCCCTTCTGGTGCACGATCTGGTGGACGCGGGCCTTGCTGATGCCGAGGCGCTGCCGGATCTCAACCGTTCCCATGAGATCCAACTTGACCATGGGCCTGCACGGTAGGGCTTGACCCGGGTCCTAGACCGTCGTGCAGGGGGTGCGCCATCCTGCTCCGGCGGAAACGGCGTTTCAATGCAGGATGCAGCGATCTAGCCATTCGGATGATCGGGTCCTAACCGGACGGGACCGTACGCGAGGGTAACCAGACGGTGATCAAGCCGTTACGCTGATGTTTCACACGACTGTCAGGGAGATTCACTGTTCACTTCTCGCACGTCCGAGAAGGGGAATCGGATGACCGAAGCAGTCGTATTCGTCCTCAGCCGCCATCTACTACCGCACGCCGCGATCTGCTACCAGTACTGCCTGTCCCTCGGCTACCACGCCATCGGCATCGTCCGCGACGACTGGGACGACGCCTGGGACTACATCCGCGACGGCACGGCGGACGTCATCGTCGTTGCCGATGAGACCGACCTCGAGCCGGACCGCTCACCGCGCATCGAGATCGTCGCCCACACACTCCAGGGTGCCGGGCCGGCCGTTACCCGGCCCGGCACTGCGGAGCGTACCCGTCTCATTCGCCGTCGAACCTCGGAAGAGTAGAACGCGCCTCGCGCTGCTGCTCCTCGCTGCCCATCGTGTAGATCTGCGTGCTCGACAGCGAGACGTGCCCCAGCATCGCCTGCGTCACCCGGATGTCCCGGTACTTGCGTTGCGCCGTGACACCGAGCCAGTGACGCAGGCGATGCAGCGAGACCCCCGGCATGTTCATCTGCCGGCGGAAGTGGTGAGCGGCGCGCAGGCTCACCTCGAACGGCGTCAGCCGAACCCCGTCGTCGCCGACCGCGATCGGCCCGCGAGGCAGGTCCTTCACGGCCGACCACACTGCGGGGTACGTGTCGTGCACGCGCGGCCGATCGCCCTTGCCGCGCACGACGAACAGGTTCTGCTCGGTGACGTGCTCCCGGTCGAGCCGGGAGATCTCGATGCAGCGCAAGCCCTGATACGCGGCCAGCAGGCACCAGATGCGCAGCGGCTCGGGGGCCTCGGTGAGGATGCGGCTCAACTGCTGGTCGGTCACCGGCCGCGGTACGCCGCGCATGGTCTGGACGGGTTCCATCTTCTCGGTGGGGTTGCGGTCGATCCAGGGGTCCTCGGCGTCAGCGGCGAAACCGTAGAAGGACCGGATGGCGCGCCAGTACGTCGCCCGCGTGTTGGTCGACCACTCGTCCCGGTAGAGCCACCGCGACAGCTCCTCGGTGTTGGTCTGGCCGATGCCGCACGGAAGCTCGCGGTTGAGCCGGTGGAGGATCTCGTAGCGGCCTTCGAGGGTGGCCTGGGTGCATCCGGCCCGGCGGAGGTGCTCGATGTAAGCGTCGATGATCTGCATTTCCCGAGGCTGCGCCGGGGCTAGATCTTTGCGCATGATCCGTTCAGGCCGTCCGGCGCCGTGCGCCACGGGAGAGGTAGGCCGTGTGACCGACGCCGGTCGCGCTGGCGCGGGAGGACCGGCCCTTCGGCCGGTTGTCGGACGGGCGCGACGCAAGGCCGGTCAGCCGTTCGGCCAGTGCAAGGTACGCAACCGTAGCTGACGGGATGGCCGCCCCCGCAACTATCTCGGGACTCGGGAGCAGCTGGTGCACGTTTACGTCCAGCGCTCGAGCGAAGGCCAGCAGGTCGTTCATGTCGATGGGCTGCAGTCCTCGGAGGCGTAGCGACACCCACATGGGCGTCTTTCCCATGGTCCGCGCCAGCTGCGCCTGAGACATCCGCCTCCGTCCCCGGACGGAGTCGATTTCCTGCGCAACGAGTTCGGTCAGCGTCGCGGGTCGCTGTTCCGATGGTGTCGTCATGCCACCCAGTCTCTCATGGTCTATCGCCATATCGTCAAGCTTCTTGGCACAACATCCCGCTGAGCAGGAGTAGTCCGAACGTATGAGTTGACACCGTATCGCTATTTGATACATGCTCTACGCCATGACAGACGACATCCGCCCCTCGCGGGACGTCGACCCGATTCGGCGACAGATCGGCCAGAACGTCAAGGCCGAAATGATCCGCGCCGGCAAGGGCCAAGACGATCTCGCCGAGATGCTCGGCGTCTCCCAGCCGCAGATCAGCAAGCGGTTCGCCGGCTCCATCGGCTTCGAGGCCGCCGAGCTGGTGCGGATCGCCACCGAGCTGAACATCCCCGTTGCCCGACTGGTCGAGACGCCGACCGCCGCGAGCGCGGCATGACCGACATCGCCACCACCGAGTTGACTGCCGACGAGGCACGGGAACTGACAGCCGAGATCCGCCGCGACCTAGACGGCCTTCTTCCGAAGATCAAGCGGGCATTCGAGGGCCGCGCCGACAAGGTGCTCGGGTATGGCTCCTGGCAGGCCTACTGCTCGACCGAGCTGAGCGACGTGCGCGTGCCGACCGGCGACCGCCCGGCGATGGTGGCCGAGCTGCGGCATGGCGGCATGAGCCAGCGTGCGATCGGCGCTGCGCTCGGCGTCTCGAAGGAGACCGTTCGCCGCGATCTCTCGACTGCCACAAATGTGGCAGTCGAAGAGCCGACGAAGGTGATCTCTCTCGACGGTCGGGAGCGTCCGGCCACTCAGCCAAATCCCATCCCCAAGGACGAGACCTCCGTGCCCGACTTCACCCCGCTCGACCGTCAGCTCGACGCCGAGATGGAGGGCACGGCGCAGCGCTTCCGGAACAACTTCTCGACCATCGTCTGCCGCGCCGACGACCTCTGGCAGTTCGACGTCGACCGTATCGCCGAGGTGTACGCGGTCGACTTCGACCAGGCCGTGCGGCCCTTCCTGGATGAGATGACCCGCTGGTGCGACCGCGTCCGGTCCGCCCGGCGCGACGCCTCTGGCCTTCGACTGGTGAACGGAGCCTCGCGATGAGCGCGCAGTACTGGACCGTCGTGCGCGGACTCGTCGAGTCCGGCCAAGAGCAGAGCCGGCCGAAGCATGAGATCACCGACGCGATCGCCTCCCGTGTCGCGAAGGCTGAGGCCGACGGCGAGGAGTGGGCGGCGGACGTGATCGGCCGGTGGATCCGGGAGGGCGCGGCCGCCGACTACACCCAGGTCTTCAAGGACATGAACACCGTCACCTTCATCAGGGCGGACGGCACCCGGGTTCGCAAGACGGTCGCCCACTCGCGGCCGATGCGGTCCGGGAGCGACGGCGCGATCGTCGGTCGACAGATGCAGGCGTGGTGGGGAATGGCCCGCGCCGCCGTGCAACAGCTTCGGAACGAGCTTGAAAGCCAGCGGGACAAGCTCGGCGACTCGGTCACCATGCTCGACCTACGGAAGAGCTTCAGCGGCGCGGCCTCGCGCCCCGCCGCTCCTGAGACAGATGCGGGCCAGCCCGAATGCCCCTCGGGTCGGCCCGCTGATCACCGGACATCTCTCCTAGCAGAAAGGCCATCCGATGACCGACCCGAGCCTATCCGCTCCCGTGCGGATGCGCGCCGACCAGCTTTCCGTCGGCGACCTCGTGCCCGACGCGTACCTGCCGCACCGCTTCAACAAGGGCCCGGCCGAGGTGCGGTTCGTGGCGGACGACGGCGAGGCGCACACGTTCTTCGCGTTCCGCTACCCGAACGGCCAGCACGACAGTACGACGGTGCTCTCCGAGTCGGCGCTGGAGATCTGGCCCGCTCCCGCCGCGCCGGGGCTGGACTACTCCCGGGCCGACGACGGCGAGACCACCCAGGCGATCGGCGTCCGCGAGCCGCTGCACACCGGCGCGACGACCGAGGGCGGCCTGACTCCGGTCTACTCCGACGAGGCGATCGGCCGCCCCGAGGACATCGGCAGTAAGCGCCGTGTCGGTACGTCCGAGTGCGGCTGTCCGGTGCGCCTGGCTCCGGAGATTCGGGGCGACGCGGGCGACACGCTCGTCGAGCACGACGACTCGATCTGCGCCGAGCGGCCGTTCTGATGGCCGCCGCCTTCCTGCCCTGGTGCGACTTCTGCGGCTGCCACGGCCACCGCCTCCCGCGCTGTCCGTGGTGGAGACGCCTGCTCCACCGCCACTGACATCCGTCGCGACGGGGTGAAGACCCGCCGCGCCGCATGACCGGCCCGGGGCGCGAGCCCCCCGTATCGCGTCCCGGGCCCCCGACTTCCAGCCCACTTCAGCGAATTCCAGCCAGGAGACATAGAGCCATGACCGACCTGATCGACCGCGCCGACTCCGGTGACATCCACCGCCCCATCGGCGAGGACCGCACCGTCATCCTCCGCCGCGACACGACCACCGAGGACACCCGCAACCTCGCTCACGAGATCGCCGGACTCCCGCCCCGCCGCCGCCCCGCCGCCGACGAGACCGTCCGGATGCGCCTCATCGAGCCCGCGCTGGGCCTGAACCACCACGACATGGCCCGCGTCATCGAGATCGACGACACGGTGACGTTCGGCCTGGCCGGCCCGCAGGGTCCGGCGCCCGCACCCAAGCCGCCGCGCCCGTCGGTGCCGCCGCAGTACGACATGACCGCGACGGTCGACGGCGAGCTGGTCCCGGCCGGGCCGGGGGAGGTCACCGAGCGCCTGATCCTGCGCCGCTCGGTGCCGTACGTGATCCCCGCTGACGCCGAGCCGTGGTTCGGTGCGCGTCACCGTCGGCCTGCTCCGGCGTGGACGCGGTGGGCGATCGGCGTGGGCACGCTGGCCGTGATCTGGTCCGCCGTGATGCTGGCGGTGATCTGGTGACCGCCCGCAAGCGTGAGCCGCGCGCCGTCACTGTCGCCGAGATCGAGGGCGAGTTCGATCTCGGTTCCTACTGGTGGGGCGAGAAGTACTGCCCGGCCGTGCACGAAAAGAGCCACGGCAACGGCTACGGCATCCGGATCGTCCGCTCGGTGACGATCTCCGGCCCGAACCGCAGCTACACCTACGACTACTTCGAGCTGGACGCGGACGGCACGATCACGGCCGCCCCCCGTGGCCACGCGAAGGACTTCAAGCCGGGCCGGATCGTCGACATCGCCGAGGCTGCCGAGCGGTACGCGACGCCGGACCCGAAGGCGAGGCGGTTCCTGTGACCGCCCTGGACCTGACCGTGGCCCGCGCCGAGGCGCTGTTCGCCTCCACCCTGTCCGCCGCCGAGCCGCACGACCGGGCCGTCCTGGACGCCGCGATCGCCGCCGCCGTCCGCGCCGAGCACGGCGTCAAGGGCTGCGCCGCGGTCATGGCCGAGGCGTTCGGGGAGCACCCGCAGCAGGCCGCCGAGCGGATGCGGTGGGCACGAGCGGCGGTGACGTCGTGAGCGAGAAGCTGCACGTTCTGCGCTGGCAGAACCCACCGGACAAGAGGGCCCCGGGTGGCCCGGGGCGACGCGGCACCCTGTTCGACACCGCCGCCGCAGAGCTTCGGCAGATGCCCGGCATGTGGGGCGTCGTCCTGGAAGGCAGCGGCAACCGAGCGTCCGGCATGGCGGCGAGCATCAACGCGGGCGTCTACCCGTGCTGCCGCCCCGCCGGATCGTTCCAAGCGGTCGCACGCATGGACCACGGCCTGCGGACTGTCTACGCGCGGTACGTCGGTGATGCCCGATGAAGCCGCCGCGATTCGCACCATGGATCTACCTCGCCGCCACGGCCGTGTGGCTTCTCGTCGGCGGCATCGTCGGATGGGCAGTCAAGCCCACCCCCGCCGCCGGCCAGTTCGAGCAGCCGGCCCCGGCCGCGATCGCCGAGCGTGCGTTCCCCGGCGCCCGGATCAACTGGGTCGGTAGCGGCACCTTCACGGTTCCGGCCGAGGTCACGCCGGGCGCGTACATCGTCGCGGCGGGCACCAGCAGCACGTTCGGCTGCTCGTGGATCAGGTTGAAGGCCGACGACGACAAGCCGAAGTCGGTGATCGACTCCGGGACCGTCAACCGTGGCGGCTTCGACCGGTTCACGGTCGGCTCCGGTGACCGGCTGCTGAAGCTGCTGGGCGACTGCACGTGGGCGAGGCTGTGATGACCGCGGTCGAGACCGGCTACGAGCCGGGTGTCTACGAGCTGTCCGACGAGGAGTACTTCGGCCCGGTGCTCGCGAGCACCACGCTGTCCAGCACCGGCGCGCGGGAGCTGCTGAAGCCCGGCGGCCCGGCCCGCTTCCGGCACGCCATCGACAACGGCACGCTGGAGATCCGCCGCGAGTTCGACCTGGGTCACGCCGTGCACACGCTGGTGCTCGGCGCCGGGCCGACGCCGGTCGAGGTCGTGGGCACCGGCAAGGACCCGGAGGCGTGGCGGACCGACGCCGACAAGGCCGAGGTCGCGAGGCTGCGCGCGAAGCACTACGTGCCGCTGCGCCCGTCCGACTACGCCGCCGCCCTCGCCATGTGGAAGGCCGTCAGCTCTCATCCGGTCGCCAAGAAGCTGCTGGTCAGCGGCGAGCCGGAGAAGACGCTGATCTGGCGCGACCCGGCGACCAGCGTGCTGTGCCGGGCGAAGGCCGACTGGCTGCGGCCGGACGGCATCGTCGACCTCAAGACCACCGAGAGCGCCGCGCCCGATGCCCTGTCGAAGGCGGCTCACAACTACGGGTACGCGATCCAGTCGCCGTTCTACCTGCGCGGCTTCCGGGCGCTGTTCCCCGGCGTCGAGCCCTACTTCGTGCACATCGCCGTCGAGAAGGCGCCGCCGTACCTCGTGCACGTCAACCAGCTCACCGAGCGGGCCATCGCGTGGGGCGACCGGCAGGTGTCCCAGGCGCTCGAGATCTTCAGGGACTGCCAGGCGTCCGGCGTCTGGCCCGGCTACCCGACCGACGAGATCACCGACATCGACCTGCCCGCGTGGGTCAAGACCGAGGAGTACTGATGACCGACCTCGTCCTTCCCGACCAGGCCACGCCTGGCATCGACCTGCAGGTCTGGGCGCAGCAGGCCACCGCCGCCGCCGTCTACGCCGACCGCGTCTGTTCCACCTCCATGGTCCCGGCCGCCTACCGCGGCAAGCCCGCCGAAGCGTGCGCCGCGATCCTCGCCGGCGCCGAGCTCGGCTTCAGCCCCATGGCGTCGCTGCGCGCCTTCGACAACATCCAGGGCGTCCCGGCACCGAAGGCCATCACGCTGCGCGCCGTCGTGCAGGCGGCGGGCCACCAGATCCGCGTGGTCGAGTCCACGTCGGAGCGCGCCGTCGTCGACGGGCGCCGCAAGGGCGACATCGAGTGGGGCGCGCCGTCCATCTGGACCATCGAGCGTGCGTCGCTCATGCCGCAGTACAAGAGCAACCCGAACTACAAGACCAACCCGGCCGCCATGCTGCTCGCCAGAGCCACCGCCGAGCAATGCCGGTGGATCGCCAGCGACGCCATCATGGGCATGCCGTACGCGGCCGAGGAATTGGACAGCGAGCCGAACCATTACGCCAACGCCCGCGGCGTGCAGCTGGCCACCCGCCGGCTCACGGTCGCCGACCTCGACGAGCCGCGAGCCGCGCTCCAGCCGCCACCGGTCGAGCCGACGGTGGAGATGCTGACCGACAAGCAGCGCGGCCACATGTTCGCGCTGTGGGGCGAGCTGGGCTACAGCGACTCCGAGGAGGACCGCCGCAAGCGGCTGTGGCTCACGGCGCAGATCCTCGGCCTTACCGAGCCACTGGAGTCCAGCAGCGACCTGACCCGCGACGAGGCCGACCGGCTCATCGACGCGTTGCGCGAGCGCAAGGACCAGATGGCCGCAGCCCAGGGCGGTGAGTCCTGATGCGGCGTGACCTGCTGCACGAGCTGCCGTCCGATGCCGACGTCGCAGACCTGGCCGCCGTGTTCGATGCGCTCGGCCAGCCGGTCCGGCTGCGGATCCTGTCGATGCTGGCCATCTACGGCGGCATGCGCGTGATGGAGATCGTCGAACAGACGCCGCTGAACCAGGCGACGGTCTCCTATCACCTGCGGGTGCTGGCCGAGGCGGGTCTGATCGCCCGGTCGTCCAGGACGGCGCCGTACTGCCTGGTGCCGGGCGTCCTGGAGCGGCTGGCCGGGGCGCTGGGGGTGTTCCGGTGACCGTCGACTGGGAGAGATGGCAGAAGTGCTCCGAGGTGTGCGAGGCCGAGTTGGGCAAGCCGTGCCTGAAGACGTCGGGCTTCGTAGTCGAGGGCAACGTGACCGTCGCCGTCGAGGCCGAGGAGCCGCACTCGCCCCGCAAGCTGAGGGCGGGCCGATGACCGAGATGAGCCTGCGGCAGAACAAGCACGGCGAGCCCGTGCTGACCATCCGCGTGACCGGCGATGCGGAGATCTTCCGCCACGCGTTCTACATGGCCCACGGCCCCGTCGAGCACCTGGGCTTGGCCATGCGCGTCTTCCGCTACCTGCGTCGCAGGTGGGGCATCTCGCGGTTCAAGGAGCACGACCAGCGGATCACCGGCGGCAAGGTCGTCGAGCGCGGCTGGCATGCCGATCGGGGGCGGGACTGATGCCGCGCCTGACCGCCGCCGACCTCGAGTGGCAGACGCCGCCCGCCGAGCCGCGCATGCCCTCCCGCGTCTGGCGCAACCTCGACCGCCAGGTCCTCGCCGAGCTGCGCGCGATCGACCGTGACCTGTCCGCGTGGGCCGGTCACGAGCCGAAGGCCGAGGGCGTGGATTACCTGCTCGACGCGCGCCTGTTCATCCGGCCGCTCGACGCGATGGAGACGTGGCCGGCCAAGACGCCCCGCCGCGCGGGCCGCGTCGACTCGATCATCGACAACTACGGGAAGAACCCATGGTGAGCCCAATCGACGCCGCGTCCATCGAGTTCGACAAGCACCGCTGGTACGTGGTCATCAAGGTGACCTCGCCGGGCGGCGAGGTCCAGGAGTTCGTCGCTGACTCCCAGATCTGGAGCGGAGACGGTGTCTGGTTCGGCACTCGCGCCGAACATGATGAAGCGCTGGCCGACCTATGAGCCCCGGGCAGGTCGTCCTGCTGCTCTGCCTGTCCGTCGTCGCGCTCCTGTTCCTGCTCGGGGGCCGCAATGACCATCGGTGACCCGTCGACCGAGACCTGGCGCGAGGCCGTCGACCAGTCCACCTCGGCGCGGCTACGGCAGGTCCAGCGGGACCTCGCCGCATCCCAGCAGGACCTGACCCACGTCCACCACCAGCTGGCCTGCGCCGAGCGGGAACGCGACGAGGCCCGCGCCGAGCTGATGAAACGCGACCACGGATGCGCCTGGCGACCCATCGCCGTCACCGCCATGCAGGAACGGCAACTCGCCCGAGCCCAGCTCGACGACGCCATCGCCGCAATGCGCGCCGAACGGGAGGGCCGCCCGTGAGCCAGATGGGCACCGAGATCGAGCGCACCCACCTCGCACCCGCAACCCGCGCCGACGCGATCCGCTACCTGGAGCGCACCGGCAACGCCGACGTCCTCGAAGCCCTCGGCCTCGTCGCCGACCCGGTCGCCGTTGAGCGGACCGCGGCGAAGGCGAGGGCCATGCTCAACGGCCACAACCCGCCGGCCATCCGCGAGGCAAAGCGGGAGGCGTCATGAGCAGCATCGGCAAGCCGCTCAGCCCCCGCGAAGCACGCATCCTCGCCCTCATCTGCGACGGCCTCGAAACACCCCAGATCGCCGCCGCCCTGTTCCTTTCCCAGCACACCGTCAAGACCTACAAGCTCAAGCTCTACGGAAAGCTCGGCGCCCACACCGCCGCGCAGGCCGTCCACCTCGCCTACCAACACGGCCACATCGGTGCTATCGCCGACGACCTCGCCGTCCTCCAGCAGGCCCGCGAGCTGGGCTGCCGGCTGGCACTGGCGCCGCTCGCCGGAGGTGCCCGGTGATCGAGCCGACCGACGAGATGGTGCAGCTCATCTACGAGCGCATCGACTTCGTGAACCACGGCGACGACGGCATCCGCGAGGGTCTGGCCGCCGTCCTCGCCCTCCTCGAGCGGGACTACCGCGCGCTGCTGGAAGACCTCGCCGACCCGGACCCGTGCCGGTACGACCACCACGGCTACTGCCAGGCGCACGGCTGGTTGCAGACCGAGCCTCGGTGCCCGCATCTGCGCGCCAAGGAGCTGTTGTGAAGTCCACCGCCCACCGCATCTGCGGCGGCATCTTCCGCGCCGACCCCGGCCTGCCACCCGACCACAACGGCCGCCTGACGTGCTGCTGCGGGCTGGTCGGTGAGGCAGGCGACGCCCACCACCCCGAGACCGGACCGGCCGGGCTCGACGTGCAGCAGCTACGCGCCGGCGAGAACGGAGGCGAGGCGTGAACTACCTGTCGCTCTTCAGCGGTATCGGCGGCCTGGACCTGGGCCTCGACCGTGCCGGCATGACCTGCGTCGGCCAGGTGGAGCTGAACACGTACTGCCGGACCATCCTCGATCTACATTGGCCCGAGGTGCCCAAGCATGACGACGTCCGCACGACCCCCAAATGGTGGTCCGCTCGACCAAGACCCCCTGTTCGACTGGTCGCCGGCGGCTTCCCCTGCCAGCCCTTCTCGACCGCCGGCCTCCGCCGAGGTACGGGCGACCCCCGTTGGGGATGGCCCTGGTTCCGCGCTGTCGTTCGCACAGTACGACCGGAATACGTCCTCGTGGAGAACGTCGCAGCTCTCCTTGACGACGCCGACGCCTTCGGATGGATGCTCGGTGACCTGGCCGAAGACGGGTTCGATGCGGACTGGACGGTGCTATCCGCGTGCTCGGTGGGTGCGTCACATGCACGTGAGCGCCTGTTCCTGGTGGCCTACGCCCCTGGCGCGCACCGCGAAGAACCTCGCCAATCCGCGACCGCAGTGGCAAAGGGAAGGCAGCTCGCTGGAGCAGCGCGTGGCCAAGCGTGGAGAGCAGGGTGGCTACCTGAACCCGACCTGGGTCGCGTGGCTCATGGGGTTCCCTCTCGACTGGTTACCAAGCCCTTGGCTGGACTCGGAAATGCCGTCGTGCCACCGGTCGGGGAACTCATCGGCGGCCTGATTCTCGACCATGCGAAAGGGGCTGCCTGACACCGGCTGCACCATTCGGCGATTGTGGCCGGGCGTGTCATGCCCGGCCTATTCGGCCATCCCCGGCGAATTGCACGGCGCGATAGAAGCACGAGGGCGAGTTGTGGGCAGGAATACAGAGGGCATCGGCGTGTCGGAGTGGATGAATGGTATTCACGCGCCCGCTGAGCTGGGAGAATGTGGGGGCGGAACGGGTGCGCTAACACCCGTCCCGCAGGCCCATTCCGACAGCACCGGAAGGACCCGTGGCCTGATGCTGCCATGGCCTTGCTCTCTGCGCACGCTTTTCCACGCTGTGCAATTCGCCACCGAACAGGCGTACGCCTGGTGAGCGCAGATGAAATCGTCGACTTCGGCGCGTCGCTGGGCAGGTGGTACGCCGTAGTGCGCCGCGCCCGCCTCGCCGACTACAAGAAGAAGGCCGTCGCGCTGACGGTCGGCTCGTACGCGAACACCGACGGCACCAGCGTGAAGTGCGGCGTCGCCCGCCTGGCCGCGGACTGCGAGATGGGCTTCAGCACTGCCCGCCGCTACCTGGCCTGGATGCGCGAGGTCGGCCTCATCGAGCTGGTGAAGGTCGGCAACCGCAAGGCGAAGCGGGCCGACGAGTACCGGTTGACCGTCCTTCCGCACACCGAGAAGGCCATCAATGCCTTGGACGAGGCGGAGTACCACGATCTTGTCGACGGCATGAAGGCGACCAACCGCACCGGCGAAAAGGCTCGGCGTCTTTCTGCGCTCGCCCAAGAAGTGAGCGCAGAAGCTACGGATTCCGAGGGTGCCGACGAGGAGCCTTCTGCGCTCACCCAAAGAACTGAGCGCAGAAGCGGTTTTCTGCGCTCACCTATGAGTGAGCCCCCACCTAAAGACAAAAGATCACCTCTCACTGGGGGCGCGCCGCCCCCAGGCCCCCGGCGACGCCCGCCGCCTCCGGCGTCGGCCACCGATGAGAACAAGTCACCCTCCGACCCACTTACCCCAGCCCAAGACCAACAGCGCAACTCACTCCCGCACGCGAGACCGCCGAACCCCGCCGAGCACGTTGCGCCCGTCGTCGACTTCTTCACCAGGGAGGCCATGTGAGCCAGCCAGCAGACCACCTCATCGGGATGGACACCCAGCGCTTCACGGTCGCGCTTGCCACCGACGGCGACGTGACCGTGAAGGAGATCGCGGAATGCCTCGTCGCACTCGGCTACCACGGCGTTTACGTGACGGACGAGGGCCCAGGACACGAGCACCCCTGCCCGTCCGCAGGCTGCCTCGACCGCCTGCGCCGGGAAGGGCACTTCATCCCTGCCAGCGTCGACTGCTGCATCTGCTGGGCGCGGGCTGAGCCATGACCGACCACTGGCTGGACGACCCCAGCCCCTACCTCGACCGCGACGCACCACGCTGCCGCAGCCACCCATCGGAGCTTCAAACCAACTGCCGCCTCTGCCGCAGCGAAGCCATCGCGAACCACGACCGCGAGCCCGAGAACATCCCGCCCGCCGAGTTCCGCGACCGCGAGCCGCGCCGCCCACCCCGCCTCGCCACCGTCACCCCGATCGACTCCCGGAGGCACGCATGACCCGCCCGATCACTTGCGACTGCGAAGAGTTCGACCGCGACCTCGCCACCGACCGCTGCCACTGCGGCCACGCCTACGACCAGCACAGCGAGGACGACGACCTGGTCTGCACGGCCACCGCGCCCCCGCTCGTCGGCTGCGCTCGGTGCGGGCAGCCGTTGCGCGACGACAACTGCCCGGACGAATGCGACTGCGAGCCCGCCGCTGCTTCCCCTGCCCGACCCGCCGAGGACGTCGGATGAGCCGCCTCATCGTCTGCCGCCTGTGCGAACGCGACGGCCTACCGCGCGAGGAGTGGTTCTCCGTCCCCGACGGCGACTTCATCGGCCCAGCCCTGATGCGGCAGCACCTCGCCGACCACGCGCGCAAGGCCACCGCCCGCGAGGTGACCCCGTGAGCCGCCACGCCGGCGCCAACCCACCCGACAGCAGGAGGACCAACGTGAACGACTTCCCGCTCCCGGAGCCGTACAACGACGGCACACCGCAGGACCACGCCGACATGCTCCGCGACCACAGCGACCTGCGCATGAACGGACCGCTGCTGGACTACGCCGCACTCGCCGCCGCCGACCTCATCGAGCGACAGGCCGCCGTCATCGCCGCGGTCTGGTCACTGACGAAGGACACGGACGGCGGGGACATCGACCCCGACGCGGACATCCCCGTGGGCGAGATCCGGCGCGTCATCGCTGACGCTGAGCACCAAGCCCGCCTCGCCGCCGAGCCCAAGGAGACGCCGTGACCCGGACCTGCTGCACCACCTGGGACGACAACACCGTCATCGCCGAAACGCCCCTCATGCGCGCCGTCCTCGACGCCCACCCGGTTACCGAAGGGCACACGCTGATCGTGCCCAAGCGGCACGTGGACCGGCTTACGGATCTGCTGATCCACGAGGCGAACGACCTGCTGAAGCTCATCGCGACCGTGCAGCTTTACGGCGACGCCTACGACTGGACCATCGCCGTCAACGACGGGCCGCTCGCCGGACGCACCGTGCCCCACCTGCACGTCCACGTCATCCCACGCCGGGCCGGAGACGTGCCCGACCCCCGCGGAGGCGTACGCCGGCTGCTCATCCCCGACGTGGCCGACGACCCGTGGATCACCCAGATGCCGCAGCCGCTCATCACCGACCCTGCCGAGCTGACGCCCGAGCAGTTCGAGGAGATCCGCACCGCGATCCAGCAGTCACTGCGAGACGGAGGCAGGGCGTGAGCACCTACCGCACCGGCAACCACTGGGGCGTCACCATCGTCCGCGAGGGCGAGCGCACACCCGAAGGGCACATCGTCGGGGCCGCCCAGCTCGTCGCCGTCGTCGTCAACGGGGACCAGGAACTCGCCGAACGGATCTGCACGCTGCTCAACGGCGAGAAACCGCGCGGCCTGGTCGCCGACATCAGCGATGAAGCGCTCCGCCAAGCGGCCAGGAAGGTCCGCGCCGCCCGGTCCGGCGTCGACCCGTCCGCCGCCTTCGCCACCATCAACGCCCTGATCGCGATGGGCTGGAGGCCAGCACCAACGCCATGCCCGGCCTGCTCTGGCCCTAGCCGCGAGACCGTCGGCATGGTCTGCCAGACCTGCGGCACCGACTACGGGACCCGGCCGTGACCGACCTGCGCGACCAGCTCGCCGACTTCGAGGCCACCGCCCGCCGCCTCCTCACCCAACCCCGACGACTCGTCCTCGTCCACGCACGGCCTGCCACCTGCCACCCCGACCGGCCCTACTTCGCCCGCACCCTCTGCGTCGGCTGCTACGACCACCACCGCGGCCAGGGCACGCTGCACCGCTTCCCCCGCCAGCAACGCTCCACCGGCGAATTCGCCGCCGACTACGCCCTGCTCCGATCCGAAGGCCACACCCGCACCCAGATCGCCGAACGCCTCGGCATGCGCCGCAACACCGTCGACGCCGCCTACCGCCGGGCTGTGAACGCCGGCGCCCTCACCCCCGACCGGAGGACCGCGTGACGCTCGCCGACCAAATCATCGACCACGGGCCGTACCGCGACGGCGACTCGCTCCCGATCGAGGTGCAGACCGCCGACAGCGCTGACATCAACGCCCTCCGCGACGAGCTGATCGCCGGACGCCAGCCCGTGACCACGTACGAGGAATGGCGGGTCACCGGCCGCATCGACGGCGACCCGTACGAGTTCACCTGGTCACCGTTCCGCAACCCGCACCTTGGCGAACCCGAACCGGCCGCGCGGGGCTTTATCGCCCTCGTCGCAAGCCGCGACGCCTGGACCGACGGCCCGCACCTGCACAAGCGCACCGTCACCGTCACCGACTGGGAGGCCGTGGAATGAGCATCCGAGACCCCGAACAGCTCCGGGCCGACATCGGGCGCTGGGCACGCGAGATCCGCACCTGGCGCACGGCGGGACTCACCGACGAGCACCCCAACATCAAGCGGCGGCTCAACCGCATCGCGCTCGCGCAACACCTGCTCGCCCAGCAGGACGTGACCGTCACCGACTGGACCGAGGTGGACACGTGAACTGGACCCGCGCCGATTGGTCTCGCGAGGCCTTCGAGGGCGACAAGCAGCGCTACCAGGCCGAACTCGACCGGCTTCTAGCTGACGGCCTCGGCGAGGACGACTTCCGCGTCCGGCTGCTGCACAGGCGCATCGCCACCGTCGAGCGGGCGCTTACCGACCCGCGATTCGGACTGACCGACGGGGAGGTGGACACGTGAGCCCCGAGGACATGCAGCGGTTCCAGTTTGCCTACGGCTGGTTCCCGGGCGAATCCGACGCGGTAGCCCTGATCACCTGCGACCGCTGCGCGTGGGACTACGTGCTCAAGCACGGAGACCGCCTCCCCGAGCTGGTGCGGCGCGCCGACGAGCACACGGAGGTCTGCCGGTGAACGCCCCGGTAGCGCCGCAGAGCCACAAAGCCCGCCCAGGGGTACTCGCCATAGGCCCAGGCAATCCTGACGCCCCACAGACGCTCTCAGGCGGCACCACATGACCCCACTCGAACAAATCACCGAACTCGCCGACACCCTCACCGAACCCCACGCCCACCGCGAGCCCTACACCACCTGGACCGGATCACGACACCGACAAACCCACCACCACATCACCGTCCAACACGGCCTACTCACCCAACTCCACCACGCCGTCCTACCCGCCACCATCGCCGACGAAGGCGCAAGCGGATCAACCCCAGGAAGCCGGCCACCCCTCGAAATCGAAGCCCTCTCCCGCCACCAGCAGATCACCACAACCGCCCAACGCTGGTGCAGGGACCTCGGCATCAACCCACGCCCCACCACCGAATCCACCATCCGCGCCCTCGTCGGAGCCGCCGGCCACCTCGACGAACCCGACCAGAAAGCCCTATGCGCCGACCTCCGACGCTGGACCCACTGGTGCCGCGTCTACCTCGGCCTCGAACAAGTCCGCCAAATCAACGGCGTCCCCTGCCCACTCGCCGACTGCACAGGACGCGGCACCCTCCGCATCAACCTCACCACCAGCCACGGCCTATGCACCGCCTGTGGCGCCACCTGGGACCACAAGACGATCGGCGTCCTCGCCCAACACATCACCACCAACCGGCCCACCAAGGCTGAGAGGATGAGCGCATGACCAGCATGGACGACCTCGTGACCTGGCTGCGTGCCCAGCTGGACGACGACGAGCGGGTCATCGGGGCCGCCTGCCTGCATATCGATGACTGCGGCGGATCGGGATTCGCTAGCCACTTCGACGACGACCGCCTGCTGGCCGAGGTCGAGGCCAAGCGGCGCATCCTGGACCTGGCCGATCCTGCCGTGATGAAGGCGCTCGGCACGCAAGACCCAGGCTTCCGCGATGGATACGTGGCGGCCTGCGAAGACGCGATCAAGGCGATCGCCCAGCCGTACGCCGGACGGGACGGATTCCGGGACGAGTGGCGGCCGTGAAGTGCTGGCTGTGCGGGGCTGAGCCGTGGCATCTCACCGACGTCACCACGTTCAGCAACCCGGAGCCGCGCTACATCCCACGCTGGCCGGCGCCTACCGACCACGTGCACGCTGAGCGGCCGCCCACGCCAGGCGAACTCGAACAAGCTGGACACGACGCGCTCAGCCGGATCCAGCGCGAGGGACACACCACCTGACCAGCAGATAGTTGACGATCACGCCCTCGCCTGCGAAGATCGCCGCAAGTGAACCCTGCCCGCAACAAACAGGGGACACACTGACCACGACCAGGCCTAGCCACTGAGCTGGGCCTTCGTCGTCTCCGGGGGGTGGGAGATGGCCAGGCCCCGGATGCGCGTATGTGCGGAGCCTGGCTGCCCCGAGCTGAGCCTGACGCCACGCTGCCAAGGCCACACCCGCGAGGTGGACCGGGCACGAGGGACACGGCAGCAGCGCGGATACGACGCAGGGCACGACAGGCTAAGGCGCAGGTGGAAGCCCCAGGTCGACGCCGGCCTGGTCGACTGCAAGGCGGACATCTGCCTCGCACCCATCCGTCGCATCCTGCCCGGCGAGCCCTGGCAACTGGGCCACACGCCTGACCGCACCGCATACCGCGGGCCCGAGCACCAGCTGTGCAACGAGGCTGAGGGCGGTCGCATGGCACACGGACGGAGCTGAGCTATGCCACTGACCATCGCCCGCATGCTGATAGCAGTTCGAGGCGCGTACTACCTGCTCACCCGACGTGCAGCGCACCGCTCCGGACTCACCACGCCCTGCGATGGATGCCCTGACCTGAGCCCACACGATGCGCACCTTGCACGAGGCGCGCTCACCTACCTTGGTCGACCTTACGCAGGGTGACGGAGGGTGGGGGGAGACCCCCAAGATCCATAGGGCGCAGGACCGCCGGGGAGGTGCCTCGCAGTCCAGACCCCTGAGACCGCTCCGCGCGCGCAAGGAGGTGACCCTCTGTGACGGACATTCCTAAGCCGCAGGGCATCCTCGAGGACCGCGGCCTTCGCCTGTGGACCTCGATCCACGAGCAGCACCCGAAGATCTCCGACGCCGAGCGCGAGGTCGCCCTCGAGGCGTGCCGTGTCGCTGACCGACTCGAGCGGCTCGACCGGATCTGCCGCGCGTCCGAGCCGGTGATCGAGACCGACAAGGGCCAGTTGCTCACCCACCCGGCTTTCGCCGAGGCGCGGCAGCAGCAGAACCTGCTCAAGCAGCTGGTCGCCTCGCTGCGGATGCCTGAGGCTGTCAGCGGCAAGCGTCCGCAGACCCGGCCGGCGCGTGGCGTGCAGCAGCCGAAGGGCGCTGGCTCTGTGTCGTCGCTCGATCGGGCCCGGGCGGCCCGCGGCGCCTGATGGGCTGGCATCCCCTGTTCGAGGGGCATGTCTGCTCCCTGGGCTACGAGGTCGCCGACTGGATCCAGGCCTACTGCTGCCATGGCCCGGGCGACATCCAGGGTCAGCCGATCGAGCTGGACGACGAGTGGCTGAACTTCATCGTCGAGGCCTACCGGCTCGATCCGCAGACCGGCCGTCGCGTCAACGACGAGGCCGTGCTCAGCCGGCCAAAAGGCCGCGCGAAGAGTGAGTTGGCGGGCTTCATCGGCACCGCCGAGGGCTTCGCTCCGGTGCGCTTCGACGGTTGGGACGCGAACGGACAGCCGGTGGCTCGTCCGATCGTCTCGCCGCTGCTGAAGTGCCTCGCGACCGAGGAGTCGCAGGCCGGCAACACGTTCGAGAACATCGCCTTCATCGCCGGAACATGGGGCCCGGACGTCCACCCGGACATCTACGGCGGCGTCTCGGGCATCCGGCAGTATCAGTCGGCGACCGCGCTCTACCTGCCGCACGGCGGCGAGATCAGGGCCTGCACGGCCGGCGCCGCGTCGAAGGACGGCGGTAAGGAGACCTGGGTCTGCGCCGATGAGACCCACCTGTACGTGCTGCGCGAGCCGAAGGCCATGTACGGCACGGTCAAGCGGAACCTCGGCAAGCGCAAGCTCGCCGAGCCGTGGCTGATGCAGACGACCACCGCGTACCGGCCGGGCGAGCAGTCGACGGCCGAGGAGACGCTGACGGCCTGGCGCAAGGGCGAGCTGTCGGCCGCCGTATATGTCGATCACCGCGAGGCCAAGGGCCGGATCGACCTGGACGACGAGCAGCACACCCTTGCGCAGCTCAAGCAGGTCTACGGCGCTGCGGCGGCCTGGATGGACCTGCCCCGGATCTACCGCGAAATGCGCGACCCCCGGTCCTGCCCGGACGACGCGACCGCGGCCCGCTACTTCCTGAACCGGGCCCAGTCGACGAAGGACGTCTGGATCCCGCTGGACGTCGTCGAGCGACAGAAGCGCACCGAGATGGTCGACCCAGGTGCGGAGATCGCGCTCGGCTTCGACGGGTCGCTGAACGACGACTCGACGGTGCTGATCGGCTCTCGCATCTCCGACGGGTTCCTGTTCCCGGTGGGCATCTGGGCGAAGCCGGCCGGCCCTGAGGGCAACTGGTGGGAGGTCCCGCGCGCCGACGTGCTCGCCGCGGTCCGGGAGGCGTTCTCCCGCTACAAGGTCACCCGGCTGTATGCGGACCCGCACGAGTGGCGCACGGACATCGACGATCTCGCGAAGGATCTTGGCGAGAGCCGGGTGATCGCCTGGGAGACCCGCCGCGACGTGCAGATGGCGGCCGCGCTCGATCGGCTGCGCACTGACCTGGTGGTCGGCGAGGTGTGGCACTCGGGTGACGGCACGTTCATGGAGCACTTCGGCAACGCCTACGTGCGGAACAAGGGCGGTCACCGGCTGGTGCGCAAGGAGCACGACAAAAGCCCCCGGAAGATCGACTCGGTGGTCGGGGCCGCGCTGGCCTACGAGGCCCGGGCCGACGTCATCGAGGCCGGACTGAACCGCAAGACCCTGACCCGCGTCACCGGACGCGTCCGCGGCTACTGACGAGGGGGATCCGGTGGCTACGTCCGACCAGCCCCTCTCGCCGCTGTGGTGGGTGAAGCGGCTCTACAGGCAGCTCAAGGACCAGCGCGAGACGTTCGAACTGTTCGACGCGTACTACTGCGGCAAGCCGGCCCGGCTGCCGTGGCTGGCCGAGCAGGCGCGCGACGAGTTCTCCCGGCTGCTGTCCCTGTCGAACAGCAACTACATGGGCCTGGTCGTCGACGCGATGGTCGAGCGGCAGGTCGTCGAAGGCTTCCGGATCGGCAAGAACCTCGCCGGCGACATGCCGACCTGGGACATCTGGCAGGCCAACAACCTCGACGCCAGCTCCGACCAGGTACTCCTCGAGGCGGCCATCGGCGGCTGCAGCTTCCTGCTCGTCGCCCCGCCAGAGCCGGACGGTGACTACCCACTGATCTACGCCGAGCATCCGACCCAGGCGACCGTCGAGTACCAGCCCGGTTCGGGTCGGCGCCGGCGGGCCGCGGGGCTGAAGGTCTGGCAGGACGACTGGTCGGACCTGCGGATGGCCACGCTCTACCTGCCGGACGCGATCTACAAGTTCCAGGCCCCGAAGCCGAAGTACGGCGCCTCAGTCAGCGACCCGGAGTGGAAGCCCCGCGAGGTGCGCGGCGAGCCCTGGCCGGCGCCGAACCCGCTCAAAGAGGTGCCACTGGTCGAGGTCGCGAACAATCCGCGGATGCTGACCGGAGGCGTGTCCGAACTGGCCGACGTCATCTCGATCCAGGACCGGGTGAACAAGACCCTGGCCGACCGGCTCATGACCCAGGACTTCGGAGCGTTCCCGCAGAAGTGGGCGAAGGGCTACCCGGAGCACGACGCCGACGGCAACGCGAACCGGATCGACATCGGCCGCGACCGGATGGTCACATCCGACGCCGCAGAGACCGCCTTCGGCCAGTGGGACGCGGCGCCGCTCGACCCCTACAGTGCCGCGAAGCGCGAGGACGTCAAGGACATCGCGTCGCGCACCCGGACCCCGGCGCAGTATCTGCTCGGCGAGATGTCGAACGTGAACGGCGAGACGCTGAAGGCGTCCGAGTCGGGCCTGGTCTCGAAGGTGCGGCAGCGCAACCGGACGTCCGGCGAGGGCATGGAGGACGCCATGCGGCTGGCCCGCAAGGCGGCCGGCAAGTCCGATGGCACCGAGCAGATCGAGACGAAGTGGCGTAACCCGGAGTTCCGCACTGAGGGCGAGCTCGTCGATTCGCTGGTCAAGATGTCCACGATCGGCGTTCCGAACGAGGCCCTGTGGGAGCGCTGGGGCGCGTCCGAGATCGAGATCGACCGCTGGAAGAAGCAGGCCGCAGACCAGGCCGCCCGTGATCCGCTGCTGTCCTTCGTGCAGAACGGCGGCCAGCAGCCTCCGCCACCGTCCGGCCAGCAGCCCTCGCCGCCGCCAGGGCAGTAGCTCATGTCGGCGCTGCAGGTGGCCGCCGAGCACGCCCGGTCCCGCGCCCGGCTCGCCGCGAAACTTCGCCTCGAGGCGCGGGAGGCCTGGGCGCGGGTCGATCCGGCGCACATCAGCGAGACGTGGGCCCAGCAGATCCCGCGACTGCTGCTGATCCTCACCGGCGGCCAGCATGCTGCCGCAGTGACCGCCGACCGATACGTCGCCGAAGCCCTGCTCGAGCAGGGCATCAATCCGGCCACCGAAGGGCGCCTCGACGCGTCCGCCCTGTCGGGGATCGCCGCCGATGGTAGGCCGCTCGAGAGCCTGCTGGCCCAGCCAGGTATTGCCGCGAAGGTGGCGCTCTCCGGCGGTCAGACGCTCGAGCGGGCAATGGCCTCAGGCGGTGCGCTCGCCGAGCTGATCGGGCATACCCAGGTCGCCGACGCCGGCCGGGTTGCCGACCAGGTGGCGATCACTGCTAGGCGGCACGCGACCGGCTATACCCGCATGGTCGTCGGGAACTCGTGCTCGCGGTGCATCGTCCTGGCCGGCCGCTGGTACCGGTACAACGCGGGCTTCAACCGGCATCCGAAGTGCGACTGCATCGGGATCCCCGCAGCGGAGAACGCCGAGGACCTGCGGACCGACCCGAACAAGCTGTTCGAGTCGATGTCCGCCGCCGAGCAGGACCAGACGTTCGGCAAGGCGGGCGCGCAGGCGATCCGCGAGGGCGCCGACATCAGCCGGGTCGTGAACGCGCGCCGCGGCATGCAGACCGCCGACGGGCGCCTCTACACCACCGAGGCCACGGGAAAGCGGCCGCGCTTGATGCCGGAGCAGATCTTCCGCGACGCCGAGGACCGCGACGACGCGATCAGGCTGTTGCGGCTGCACGGCTACATCCTCTAGGCCACCGGACCCGAAACGGGGCCGGCCCAATCCCGAAACGGGAGCACCAATGTCCGAAGAAACTGCCGAAGAGACCACCGCCGAGACGACCGAAACGGACGTCAAGGACTGGAAATCCGAGGCCGAGAAATGGCAGACCCTCGCTCGCAAGAACGAGGAACGCGCCAAGGGCAACGCCCAGGCAGCCAAGGAGCTGGAAAAGGTCCGGGCCGCCGCAATGTCCGAGACCGAGAAGGCGGTCGCCGCAGCGAAGGCCGAAGGCACCCTCGAGGCCGCCAAGGCCGCCGCCCCGCGGCTCGTCCGGGCCGAGTTCCGCGCCGCCGCGGCGGGCCAGGTCGACAAGCAGACGCTCGACGCCTACCTCGAGGACGTCGACCTCTCCAAGTTCATCGGCGAGGACGGCGAACCCGACCTGAAGTCCATCGAGGCGCGCATCAAGCGGCTCGGCGGCGGCAAGGCCACCAACTTCGACGGCGGGGCCCGCACCAGCGCAGCCAAGCCGACAGACATGAACTCGCTCATCCGCCACGCGGCAGGCATGAGCTGAACGCAGCACCCGGCACGCCGCGGGGACCGCTGCTCGATATCCGAACCAGGAGGTTCACGTGGCGTACAACAACCTGACGAGCCGCACCGACGCCGCGGCTCTCATCCCGGAAGAGGTCTCGAACGAGATGCTCGCCCGGGCCGCGCAGGACTCCGCGGTCCTGCAGATGTTCCGCCGCGTGCCGGTCTCCCGGGCGCAGGTCCGCTTCCCGGTGCTGTCGGCGCTGCCGATCTCCTACTTCGTCAACGGCGACACCGGCCTGAAGCAGACGACCGAGATCAACTGGACGAACAAGTACCTGAACATCGAGGAGATCGCGACGATCCTCCCGGTGCCGGACAACGTGGTCGCCGACGTCGACGCGAACATCTGGGACCAGGCGATGCCGTACATGATCGAGGCGACGGGCCGCACGCTCGACGCCGCGGTCTTCTTCGGCACCAACGCGCCGGGCACCTGGCCGACCAACATCTCCGCTGCGGCGCTGGCCGCCGGCAACTCGCTCACCGGCAACGCCGCAGCGACCGCCGGTGGCGGCCTGGGCGACGTGGACGCCGCCTACGCGCTGCTCGACGCCGACGGCTACGACGCGTCGGGCTTCGTCGCCTCGACCGCGTGGCGGGCCCGGCTGCGTTCGGCCCGGGACTCCACCGGCCAGAAGATCGACCCGACCCGCATCACCGGCGACCTGAAGTCGATCGACGGCCTGCCGGTCACCTACCCGATGCGCGGCCTGTTCCCGGCAGGCTCGGGCGGCGTGTACTCGCTGGTCGGCGACTGGTCGCAGTTCGTCGTGGGCGTCCGCCAGGACATCACGATGAAGATCCTCGACCAGGCGGTCATCACCGACAACACCGGCGCGATCATCTACAACCTGCCGCAGCAGGACATGACGGCGATCCGGTTGACCTTCCGGATCGGCTGGCAGGTCGCGAACGTCATCAACTACGACCAGGCCGTCGAGGCGAACCGGTACCCGGTCGCCCGGATCCTGATCCCGTAAGGAGCCTGACTCATGACCGCACCCTTCGGCGCCGGCCACCAGGTTCCGGTGCAACCTGTCGCGACCGCCGGAAACGACCTGAACACCATCGTCTACGTCGCGCCCCGCGCGGCCACGGTCACAGCCGTGTCGTACACCCCGCTGGCCGCCCAGACCGGCTCGGCGACAGCCCGTACCTACAACCTCGTCAACCTCGGCCAGGCCGGCGCGGGCAGCACAGTGGTGGCGACCCTGACGCTCGGCGTCGGCGTCAACACCGTCGCAGGTGACGAGAAGACCATCACGCTCTCCGCGACTCCGGCAAACCTCGTGCTTGCCGCAGGCGATGTCCTTCAGTGGCAATCGGTTCACGTCAGCACGGGTATTACCGACCCGGGCGGTCTCGTCGTGATCGCCACCGCCGCGAACTACGCCTAGGAGGGCGACATGGCAGTCAGCACCAAGGCCAGCCACCCGGAGAACTCGCCGGAGGGCCAGAAGGCCAAGGCCGACGCGGAGAAGGCCGACCAGCAGGTCGCGTCCGGGCCGCAGGAGATCATCGACCGGGAGACCGAGCAGGGCTTCCGGGGCGTCGAGGTCGACCCGACCCCGAACGAGAACTACACCCTGCAGGGCGTCACCTCCGGCAAGCCGACGCCGGAGACCGACGACGACGCGGCCGAGGCCGCCCGCAAGGCGCAGACCGAGACGGCAGCCAAGGCCGCCGGCGTCGGCCAGCGCTAACAATTCCATAGCGGAAGGAGGCGGGCGGCGATGGCCGACATGCTCGTCACGCCCTCGGAACTCGCCTCCCTCCTGCAGGAAGACGTCGATACCGCGACCGCGACGCTGGCGATCGAGCTGGCAACCGGCGCGGTACAGGCGGCGGCCGGGCAGCGCATCGTGCAGGTCGTCGACGACACCGTGGTGCTCGACGTCGACCTCCATGACCGCGGCTTCTGGCTCGACCTGCCGGAAGGCCCGGTCACCGCGGTCGGCGCCGTGCTGATCGGCGTGCTCACCGTCACCGACTTCACCGTGCAGCTCTCCCGCGGCCGGCTGTGGCGGCGGTACGGCTGGCTGTCGGCGGTACGGCCGTACTGGCCGATGCCGTCGACGGTCACGGTCACCTACACCCATGGCCGCGTGGCCGGGGATCAGAAGCTGCAGCTGGCCCGTGGCGTCGTGCTCGATCTGGCGAAGACCGCCTACAACGCTGCAGGCGGCTCGGGCGCGGTAACCAGCGAGAAGATCGACGACTATGCCGTGACGTACGCGGCGATGGCTGCCTCGATCGAGAGCGCGATCGACCCGGCCGGGCCGTTGGCCGTGGCGCTGCGTCGCCAGTACGGCCGCAAGGGTCGGGGCTCCGTCCGGATGCTGGCCGCCAACAGGTAAGCCTCACTCGCCCGACTTGGGAGCCCTCGATGGCTGGTTTCACCCTGACCGCGAACGAAATCAACTCGCGGGCCGGCACGCTCTCGTACGCGCTGTGGAAGGCCCTCGACGACGTCCGCGACTTCAAGCTGTGGCTCGACGACAGCGCCCACAACGACGCCGCGCTGGGCCCGTCCGGTGTCGGGGTGACCACCGCCGACCTGCTGATCATCCGGAACAGTTTCGCCGACCTCGGCGGCACGGCGGGGTTGTACGCGGTGGCGCACGGCACCTTCGACCCGACGGGCGCGAGCAACTACTTCAGCAACGCCAAGCTCCTGACCGGCGTCAACTACTCCGGCTGACCAGGCCGGAGGGCTGACCTGTGGCGCTGGCCCGTACCGACCTGCTGCAGCAGATCTCCGGCACCGCGGGGAACTTCGGCACCGGCACATTCACCTCCTCGTCCTTCACTCCGCCGTCCAGTTCGCTGCTGGTGGTCGGCGAGGCGTACACGGAAAACGCCAGCACGACCACGGATCCGTCGAGCGCGCTGACGCTCAGCGGTGGGGCGTGGTCCTGGTCGAGCCCGGTGGTGATCGCCAGCGCGCCGACGAGCTTCCCTACGGTGGCGAAGATCTGGATCGCGCAGGTGTCCACGGGCGCGAGCATGACGCTGGCGCTGGGCGCCGGCGGCAGGCAGGCGGGCATGTACGCGGTGTCGGTGGTCGCCTATACCGGCTACGACACGGGCACCCCGACGGGTGCGGTCGCGAGCGGTCAGCAGAACGGCGGCTTCTCGGGCCCGCCGACCCCTGCGTCGATCACCTTGAACGCGGCGCCGTCGACCTCGTCCGAGTGCTTCGCGATCGCCGCGATGGACAAGTCCGCGGCCGGCGCGACCCCGGGCTCGTCGCCGACGACGTGGACCGAGGTCCATGACTCGATGTTCAACTCCGACTGGGGCGGCCTGGAGTCGGAGATCCGCTCGGGCAGCACCTCGACGTCGGTGTCGTGGGACGACCTCAGGTCTGGCGGTGGCGCCCTGTTCAACTTCGCGGCGGCCGCGATCGAGGTCCGGGCCGTTGCCGCATCGGCATTCGTCGCCCAGCTGCCCCTGGTCGTCGCCCAGGCCGTCAATCGCAGCTACACGTACTGAGGAGCGGCCGTGGCCAACACGTTCATCGCGCACAACGGCGCATCCCCGACCACGGCGGCGCTGGCCCCGGTGACGACCGGCACGGCGATCAAGACGCTGCTGCAGATCGCCACCCCGTCCACCTGCGAGCTGCGGGTCTCGGAGTGGGGCATCAGCTTCGACGGCTCGGCCGCGGCCACCCCGATCAAGGTCGAGCTGATCGACACGGACGTCGCGGCCACGGTCACGGCACACGTGGCGGCCGGCGTGCGGCCGCTCAATGACACCGGCACTGTGGCGAGCAAGATGACGCTCGGCACGTCGGCGACGGGGTACACCGCATCCGTCGAGGGTTCAATCACGGCGACCCGGCTGCTGGACTACCAGCAGATCCCGCCGACCGGCCTGTTCGTCAAACAGTGGCCGCTGGGCCTCGAGCCCGAGGTGGCCGTGTCCCGGTTCCTGCGGGTCCGAGTCACTGCCGGCGCAGCGGTGAACGCTGTCTGCTACGTGGTCTGGTCCGAGGCGTAAACCCCGAGGCCGAGGGGCGGTAACCCATGGCACGTCTCGGCCGCAGCTTCCCCGTCCAGGTAATCGCCTCTCCGCCGCTTACCTCCTCAACGACGACCAACGGCACATCCACCGTCACCGGCGCCGGCAGCACGTCCGCCGCCGTCACGATTACCGCCACCGCGTCAGTCGCCGGCGTCGGCACGGTCACCGCACTGGCGACCCTCCCCGGCTCGGCCACGGTCGCCGGTACGGGCACGACAACGGCGCTCGTCACCGAAGTTGCCGGCTCAACGGTCACCGGCGTGGGCAGCGTCTCGGCCAACTCCGGCGGCACCGCCTCCGGCTCGGCGACCATCACCGGCGCAGGCTCAGTCTCGGCTCTCGCCACGGTCGCGGCCCCGGCTACGGTCACCGCCTCCGGCTCGACCACCGCATTGGCAACGACCGCCGCAGGCAAGACGACCACAGGCGCGGGCTCGGTCACGACCTCGGTCGTCCAGGTCGCCACGGCCACCGTCGCGGGCACTGGCTCGGTCACGGCGAACTCCGGGGCAGCATCATCGGGCACCGCCACGATCACCGGCGCGGGCACGGCCAGCGCATCCGGCTCGATCATCGGCTCGGCCAGCATCGTCGGAACCGGATCGGTAACCGCGCTGGCCCGCCTACAGGCCACCGCGAGCCGGCTTGGTGCGGGCTCCGTCGCGGCGGCCGGGGGCCTGGTCGTCAACGGCACTGCGACTGTCGCCGGGCACGGATTCGTGACCGCCAGTTCGAGCTCGCGGATCACGCCGCGGCCCAACAGCGGCACCACCGCACGCCCGAATTCGGGCATCACCATCAGGCCTTTCGCGGGCACCACGGCCCGCCCGTAGTCCGGGAGCGCGCGTGTCCGACCAGCAGAGCGAGTCGCCGGAGTTCGACCAAGGGCAGGGCTGGCGGGTCGTCGACGCCGACGGGAACGTCGTCGCGTCCGGCGGCGTCAGCATCGCCCAGGCCGACGGCCAACTTGCCCAGCTTCTAGAGCAGCTCAGCACCGAAGGAGAGCAGGAGTAATGGCCGGTATCCCGCAGTCCATGGCGTCGAACGTCCTCAACGCGACCACGCCAACCGGCACATCCGGCGCGCCCGGTTCGTTCACCGCGTTCGCAGGCTCGGCGATGAAGGTCCGGCTCAACTCGACCAGCTCGACCGCCTCGGCGAACGGCACCCAGCTGACCGGCACCGGCTACACCGCCGGCGGCACCGCGGTGCCGGCCGCGTCGACCGCCTCGAGCTCGGGCAGCAACGTGACCCTCCCGGCGTCGTCGGCGCTGTCGTGGACGAACGGCTCGGGAGGCAGCTGGTCGATCCAGTCGTTCGACCTCACCGACTCCGCCGCGGCCCGGTCGTGGTTCGGCGACTTCAACGGCGCGCCGATCACCGTGGCGAACGGCAACACGTTCCAGATCGCGGTCGGCGGGATCTCGATCGGCCTCTCGTGAGCCGCGCCTCCGTCCTCGCCCGCGGTCAGGCCGCCGCCGAAGCCGGCATGGCCGATACGTGCACAATCCGGCGCGCGAACGTCGGCGGCACGACGGACCCGGTGACCGGCTACCCGACGCAGTCCTACACCCAGCTGTACGCGGGGAAGTGCCGCGTGCAGCAGATCACCGGCATCGGGCGCCCGCATGACGTCGGCCAGGACTACATCCTCGAGCAGCGCATCGACGTCCAGCTCCCCGTCGCCGGAACCGAGGGCCTGAAGGTCGGCGACCAGGTGCTGATCACGGCCTCGGTCAACGACCAGGATCTCGTGGGCCGCACGTTCCTGGTGCACGACCTGGCTCACAAGAGCGAGCCGACGGCGCGCCGGGTGTCCTGCACGGAGAAGACGGGGTCCTGATGGGCATCGAGTTCGACACGCATGAGGTCACCGCCCTGGCCGACGCGATCACGAAGGCGTCCGCTCCGGCGCTCGCGGACACCGAGGCCGTCGTCTTCAAGGGCGCACTGAACATCAAAAAGGACGGCGCCCGCCGGATTTCCGGTCACCCACGTCTGCGCCGGCTACCCGCCTCGATCGACTTCGACATGTACCGCAGCCTCAAAGGCCCGGCCGCTGAAATTGGCCCCAACCACTCGAAGCCCCAGGGCCCGCTGGGCAACATCGCCGAGTTCGGGACGATCAAGAACGCGGCGATGCCGTTCATGCGCCCGGCCGCCGACGCCGAGCAGCCGCGGTTCGAGAAGGCGATGGAGGACCTAGCCGTGAAAGCGCTGGGCCTGGGATGAGCTGGCCGGTACAGGATCTCTTCGACGGCTTCTGGGCTCTCCTGCTCGCTGCGCCGGGCTCGCCGACGCTCGTCGCATACGACAGCAAGGTCGACGATGGCGCGGCACCGCCATACGCGAAGGTCGAGTTCTACATCCAGGCACCGAATGGACTCGTCGCACCCGACGCGATCTCGCTGGCCGGAGACTCGGCGGCGATTGACGCGGTCGCGGTTGTGCACTCCATCGGCGGCGACCCGCAGGCCGCTCGCGCGGCCCGGGCGGTGTCCGGCCGGGTGCGTGCTGCGGTGCTCGACAAGGTGCTCCTGATTTCTGGCCGGTCCTGTTTCCCCATCGAGTGGATCGACGGCCAGCCGCCGCAGCGCAACGAAGAGATCCCGGGGACGACGGTCTATGACCAGACCGATGTGTACGGCTGGCGGAGCGTTCCGGGCTAACGGCGTGAGGCCGCCACGGCGGTGAGGATCGCGAGCACGACGAGGCCGACGGCGACCGGCAGGACCGCGCCGTGGAAGACCAGCCAGGTCAGGAACGCGGCCACGACCGCCCACATCACTCGGTTGCCGACGCTGTTCAGCGTCCAGCGGGATTCGGGTCTCGTCGATGCCATGCCTCGCAGGGTACGGCCCGCATGCACGAGATCACTGTCCGCTGTTCGGCGGATGTCCTGTCCGATTTCTCCCCGAAGGAGGCGCCGAATGGCGCTCGTTTCGCCTCAGTCGGTCGTGACGACCGGCACGACCCCCTCGGCGATCACGCCGTCGGCGTCGGACACGATCTCCGGCGGCACTGCCGGCCCGAACGGCTGGTTCCTGCGTGTGATCACCACGGGCACGGCCACCAACGTCGCGATCCAGGATCCGGGCTTCACGAGCATCAGCAACCCGGGCACGGTCACCGCCGTAGCCGCGCCGGCCACCGGCGTGCGGATGATCCTCGTCCCCCGGGGGGCGATCAACAGCTCCAACGTCGCGACCGTGACCTTCTCCGGTGCGCTCACCGGAGTCACCTACGAGCTCTACACCGCCTGAGGAGCGCTTCGCGATGACCGACAAGACCGAGTACTGGATCGCCGATGTGGAGGGCGTGAAGGCCCGCGTCGTCGGCGCCGAGGCGCGCGACGAGTGGACGAAGGTCCGCGGCTGGTCGGAGACGACCGAGCCGACCGGCCAGGAGTTCCAGTGGGTCCGCCACGAGGTGCACGGCGGCAAGGGCGTCATGAACCACGAGGCCGTCCTGCTGCACGCGGGCCTCGGCTGGTTCCCGTCCGGACCCGACGGCTACGACGAGCCGGTCGACGGGCCGGCGCCCAAGAGTTCTCCCGCCAAGTCCGCCACCAGCGGCGACAAGTAAAGGAGTAGGTGAATGGCCGACGTCCCCGCTGATGGCAAGACCAGGGTCTACTGGGTCACGAGCATCAGCAACCAGAACGCCCCGACCACGACCGAACTGAACGCGGGCATCGACCTGACGTCGACGCTGACCGCCGATGGCCTGTCCGGGTTCCAGCCGGACACTGCCGACGTCGACACGTCCTCGCTGGCGTCGGTGTTCACCTCCAACGTCAACGGCCGGGCGTCCTTCTCCAACACCCGTCTGCGGCTGAAGAAGCAGGCGTCGGGCGACACGATCTTCACCACGCTGATCCGCGATACCGCCGGGTTCATCGTGATCCGCCGGTCGGTCGCCCAGGCGACCGCCTGGACGTCGACCCAGGGCGTCGAGGTCTACCCGGCGCTGTGTGGCGAGGTCGCGCGCATGGACCCGGAGCCGAACTCGGTCGAGCGATACGAGATCCCGATGAAGATCACAGCCGGCGCTGCGGGCACCGGCCCGTCGCTCCGGGCCGCGGTCGCCTAGTTCTACCTGCCCTCTAAGTACGCGCTGCCCCGGAAGCCCTCACGGTTTCGCGGGGTTTTTTCGTGCCCGGCCAGTCTCCTCCCGAGCTGGCCGGGCGCTTCCTCGGGAGGAAGCGGGAGCGGGAGAAACATGAGCGGCAAGGCCACCCTGAAGAACTTCAAGGCGATGCTCGCCGAGGCGAAGCTGCCCGAGCGCACCGTCGAAATCTGCCTACGCGGAGACCTGGTCGCCGACCACGAGCAGGCCGAACGCGACCTTGAGCAGGCGCAGCAGAAGCAGGGCGACAGCCTCGCGGGCAGCGGCGTCGGTGAGATCGTCGAGCGGATTGAAGCCCTCGAGGCCGAGATGCGCGAGAGCACGGTGACGTTCACCCTGCGCGCATTGTCCAAGCCGAAGTACCGGGCTCTGGCCCTTAGTCACCCGCCCCGCCGCGGTGACAACGACGAGATCGTCGAGCGGGACAGGGGTATGCAGCTTAACGTAGACACCTTCTACGAGGGCCTCATCCGCCAATCCGTCGTAGATCCTGAGCTGGACGAAGAGGACTGGGCGGCCCTGTTCGACGCGATCACCGACCGGCAGTTCGAGCTGCTCGGCATGGGCGCCTTCCTGCTGAACCGGGCGGATATCGACATCCCTTTCTCGCTCGCCGCTTCGAAAGCGAAGCGGGGTATCGCCGCCGAGTAGAGGCGGCCGAACGCCTTGGCATTCCGCCGTCACAGTTCGATGGCCGGGAGCCGGTCGAGGTCACCGAGCACGAGTACGAGCGCGGTCGCCTGGTCCGGTCGGTGACGACCCGGGAGCCGCTCTGGACCGAGCAGGACCGGGCCGAGCTGATCGCGCTGGCGCTCTACCGCGACGGCCTGTGCCCGAAATGCGGACGGCCGCTCGACGTCTGCACGTCCGACGAGGGCAAGCCCGGAGCGCCCCAGTTCGAGGTCAACCAGTCCCTGTGCCGCGCCACGCGGGCGATCGCCGAGACCATCAGCGGCCTGACCGACGCCGGCAAGAAGCCGCTCCGCAACGCCGAAGCCCGCCTCTGGGGCACCACGATCCGGAAGAGGTGACGCCGTGGCGCTGCGCACAGTTGGAGTCAAGCTCACCGCGGACGTCTCGCAGTACATGTCTGCCATCGGCCGGGCCGGCGCGGCGACCAAAGACTTCGCCACCGGAATAGACAAGGCGTCCAAGGCCGGGCACCTGGACAAGGTGGCCGACCGAGCGGGCGTCGTCGGCCTCTCACTGGCTGGCATGGCCGGGTACGCGATCAAAGCCGCCGCCGACTTCGACAAGGCTATGTCCGGCGTTCAGGCCGCCACCCACGCGGGCGCGAAAGACATCAGCATGCTGCGCGAGGCGGCACTACAGGCGGGCAAGGACACCCAGTACTCGGCCACCCAGGCCGCCGACGCCATCACCGAGCTGTCCAAGGCAGGCGTATCTACCGCCGATGTGCTCAACGGAGGACTGAAGGGCGCGCTGTCGCTCGCAGCGGCCGGTCAGTTGTCCGTCGGCGAGGCCGCCGAGACCGCGGCGAGCGCCATGACGCAGTTCAAGCTGTCGGGCAAGGACATCCCGCACATCGCGGATCTGCTGGCCGCCGGCGCCGGCAAGGCCCAGGGTTCCGTGCACGACCTGGGCTACGCGCTCAATCAGAGCGGCCTGGTCGCGCACCAGTTCGGCCTGTCGGTGGAGGACACCACGGGCACGCTCGCCGCCTTCGCCTCGGCGGGTCTTACTGGCTCCGATGCGGGTACGTCGTTCAAGCAGATGCTGCTGTCGCTGGCGAACCCGGCGGACAAGACCAAGGCCTTGATGGACGACCTGGGCATCGCCGCCTACGACGCCCAGGGCAAGTTCGTCGGCATCACCAACCTGGCCGAGCAGCTCAAGACCAAGCTCGGCGGCCTGACCCAGGCGCAGCGCGACGCCGCGCTGGCGCAGATCTTCGGCTCCGACGCGATCCGTACCGCGAACGTCCTCTACCAGCAGGGCGCGGCCGGCATCCAGACATGGATCGACAAGGTCAACGACCAAGGCTACGCGGCCGAGACCGCCCGGATCCAGACCGACAACCTCGCCGGCGACATAGAACGCCTGAAAGGCTCAATCGAAACCCTGGCGATCCAGGCGGGCTCCGGCGCGAACGGTGGCCTGCGCGTCCTGGTCAAGGCCGTCAACGGGCTGGTCAACGCGTTCTCCGAACTTCCCCCGTGGATCGGCAGCACCATCACGGTGATGGCCGCGCTCGGCGGTGCGGCGCTGGTGCTCGGCGCGGGCTGGATCAAGCTGCGCAAGACGACGGCCGCTGTCCGCCTCGAGCTGGAGGCGATGGGCCCGGCCGCCGCAAACGCTGCAGCGGGAATGGGACGGCTCTCGGCCGCAGCAGGCAAGATCGGTCTCGTCTTCGCCGCCCTGCAGATCGCGGGCGAGGTTGTCAGCCACTTCCAGAAGGACCTGAATCCGCAGCTCGACGCACTCAGTGTCGGCCTGGAGCAATACGCGAAATCCGGGAAGACCGCCGGCGAGGCGTCCCGGGTCCTCGGCGACAACATGGGCGACCTGAAGAAGACCTTCGACCTGGTCGCCGACACGAGCAACAACCGCAAGGACTGGGCCCGCAATCTCGAGGGCGGCCTCGAGGCGATCATCCCGGGACTCAAGGGCACGAACGAGTCACTAGCGAAGACGCAGGAGCGCATCGGGGCGGTCGATACCGCTCTGGCGCAGATGGTGTCCGGCGGCAACACCTCCGGTGCACAGGCCGCGTTCGAGGCGCTGTCCAAGGAGTTGGCCACCAACGGCGTCAGCCTCGAGGAGGTCCGCAAGCAGTTCCCCGCCTACGCGGCAGCCCTCGAGACGTCGAAGGCCTCGACGATGGCCGCCGCGACAGCCACTGGCGACCTGAACGGCCAGCTCAGCGCTGGCGCGCAGGATCAGAAGAAGTACAAGACCGCCACCGAGGCGGCGACCGCGGCCACGAACGGCCAGCGGGACGCCCTGTCCCAGCTCAGCGACATGATGAAGCAGGAGACCGACCCAGTCTTCGGGCTGCTTAAGGCCCAGGAGGGTCTCGCCGACGCGCAGAAGGCCGCGACCAAGGCGACCAAGGAACACGGGGCCAGCAGCAAGGAAGCCAAGCAGGCGACCCGCGATCTGGCGGTGGCGGCGATCGGTCTGCAGGGCGCGGTCGGGTCGCTGGGACAGACGTTCAACGGGAAGATGACGCCGTCGCTGTACGCGACACTGCGCGCGGCCGGGCTGTCCAAGACCGAGATTAAGAACCTCGAGGGCCAGTTCAAGTCGGCGAAGAAGGCTGCCGACCAGTACGACGGGACGTATGAGGCGAAGGCGACGGCGCCGGGCGCGGTGGCCGCGAAGAAGCAGCTCGACGACGCGTACACCGCGGCGAACCACTTCGCGGGCCCGTACGCGGCGAACCTGAACGTCACCGGGCAGGGCAAGGTCGAGGCGGAGCTGCGGAAGCTGTCGGCGATGCAGCAGGCGCTGAAGAGTGCCAACACCATCGGCCGGCTCAACGGCGCCGGCGACGGGCCGGGTTTCGCCGGCGGCGGCTGGACCGGACCCGGCGCGAAGTATCAGCCGGCCGGGGTCGTGCACGCCGACGAGTTCGTGGTGAACAAGAGCGCACGTGCTCCGCTGGAGAGCGCCAAGCCGGGCGCGCTGGACTACATGAACGCGACCGGCCAGTGGCCCGGTTACGCCGGCGGCGGCATGGTCTGGCCGTACCCGGTGAACGCGAGCAAGACGAAGGTGCCGTCGCCGTTCTTCTCGGCTCCCGGCGGTAGCGGCGGCCCGGGCTATAAATGGATGGAAGCCGCCGTCCGGATGGCGTTTCCAGGCATGCCGATCTACTCGGACTACCGGCCCGGCGCGATCACGCTGACGGGCAACAAGAGCTACCACGGCTTCGGCCGGGCGGTCGACTTCGCTCCGTCGAAGCCACTCGCCGAGTGGATCAACCTGCACTTCATGCGCGCCACGAAGGAACTGATCACCCCGTGGCAATCGCTCAACATCCACAACGGCTCCAGGCACCGCTACTCGGCGCTGATCGAGAACCAGCACAACTTCGCTGGCGGCAACGCCCACGACCACTGGGCGATGAAGAACGGCGGCACCATCACCGAGCCGATCTTCGGCGTCGGCGCGTCCGGCCGCACCTACTCCTTCGGCGAGAACTACCAGCCCGAACGGGTCACCCCGATGTGGCAGAACGCGGGCAGCGACGGGGGAGGCGTGACCGTGGTGCTGGAGAACCACGGCGTGATCGGCTCGCGCATGGAGGTCCAGGGCTGGCTGGCCGCGTCCATCGATGATCTCCGCCGCAAGGGGAAGATCTGATGGCTGCCCGGTACACGCTGCAGATCGACTGGCAGGGCAACGGCTTCTCCGACGTCACCAACGACGATGTCACCGCCCGAACCCTCGACCAGCGCACCCCGGTCGTCGTGAAGTACGGCCGGAACCAGGCCCGCCAGTTCTCGCCGATCGACCCGGGCGAGGCCCAGTTCGAACTCGACAACCGAAGCCGCGACTACTCGCCGGAGAACACGAGCTCGCCGATCGCAGGGTTCGTCACGCCCGGCAAGCACCTGCAGCTGCAGGCCACCGTCGGCGCGACCTCGACGGTCCTCTACTCCGGCTACCTCGACGACCTCGACATCCGGCCCGGCATCAACGACCAGTCCGTGCCGGCGACCTGCATCGACGCGCTCGGCTCCTTCCGTGGCGTCACCATCAGCACGCCGCTCTACCAGGGCATCCGCACCGGCGACGCGATCGGCTACATCCTCGACGCGATCGGCTGGTCGGCGACCGCCCGCGACATCGACCCGGGCGTCTCCTACCTGCCGTACTGGTGGCTGAGCGAGGCCGACGCGTTCGACGCGCTGCTGGAGCTTGTCGACTCGGACGGGCCGTCGGCGCTGATCACGGTGAACTCGCTGGGCCAGATCGTGTTCCGCGACCGGCACCACCGGCTGACCCGGTCCGCGTCGCTGACCTCGCAGGCGACCTGGCGGTCGTCGGGCACCGAGCCCTGCATCTCCGACCCGGTGACCTACAACGCCGGCTGGAAAGAGGTCGTCAACTCGATCTCCACCGAGGTGCCGCTGCACACCATCGACGCGGCAGCGTCCCAGGTGTGGTCCAGCCAGGGGCAGATCACCATCGCGAACGGGACCACGTTCAACGTCACCGCGCGGGCGTCGCAGCCGTTCATCAATGCGATCGCACCCGTGCAGGACACCGACTACACCCTCGTGTCCGGCAGCGTCTCGATGAGCCTGTCGCGCACGTCGGGCCAGTCGACGGTCATCTCGATCACCGCCACGGGCGACTCGATCGTGCAGGACGTCGCCCTGCGGGCGCAGGCGATCCAGTCGACCAGCATCACGGTCACCGTCGAGGACGCGGTCAGCATCTACAACCACGGCCGCAAGTCGTTGGCGGACGGCCGGCTGCCGGTGTGGGCGGGTATCTACGACGCGCAGGCGATCCTGCAGCTGATCGTCGCGAAGCGCGCCGAGCGGCTGCCGACGCTGCAGGTGACGATGCGCGGCGCCGGCAGCGCGGCGCGGCTGGCCGAGTGCATCAGCCGGAACCTGTCGGACCGGGTGCATCTGACCGAGTCGCTGACCGGCTTGGATGCGGACTGCTACATCGAGCAGATCCAGCACACGATCGGCCAGGGCGGCGCCGAGCACGTGACCACGTTCGGCGTGGAGAAGATCCCGGCCGTGGTGACCAACCCGTTCACGTTCGACGTGTCCGGCCAGGGCTTCGACCAGGGCGCCTTCCAGGGTGGCGGCCTCGATAACCCGCCGACCATGTTCCGATTCGACGTTGGCGGCCAGGGCTTCAACGATGCCCAGTTCTCGTACTGAAAGGGGCGTCGCATGTCCGGTCCGAGCTTCGTGATCGAGACGCCCGCCGAGGTGGCCATCGCGGGCGTCGCGTACGCCGAGGCGAACTGGGGACGCTGGGTCGCCCGCTGCGTCCGCCCGTGGTGCACCAACGCGATCGCGCTGGAACCCGGGCAGGTCGAGTTCCTGTGCCTCGGCGGGCCGGACGCCTGCGGCTACAGCACCGTCGTGATCTGGCCACCCGACCCGCAGGCCATCGAAGCGATCCTCGGCATGCGGCCCGTCCGGCGCACCCAGAACTGGCTGCCCGGCGAGCACCTCGAGGACCTGCTCGCCGAGAACGCCGCGCACGACTGCCTGCCACCGGAGTGGAAGGCGCTGACCGAACGGACCCTGATCCTGCACGAGGTCGAGGGCGTAGCCGTGGACGGTCTCCTGCTGGACGTACTGCCCGCCGCTGACCCGCGCCGCCAGCTGCGCGCCGCGCGTGCCCTCGCGCACGACCACGACCTGCCGTTCGTCGAGCCCGACGGCACCCTCTCGTTTTCGCCGCACCCCGAACTGGAGGGCTGATTCTTGGCTTGGACAACGCCGCTCACCGCGGTGGCCAGCACCGCGTTGACCGCCGCACAGTGGAACGCCTCCGTGCGCGACAACCTGCTGATGACCGCCCCAGCACTATCCAGCCAGGTAAGCAGCATCTTCGCGGGCAACGGCAGCAACTCGATCGTTCAGCGCGCACCGGGCCAGTTCGCCCAACTCAGCGGCGAAACAACCACGTCGACCACGTACACGTCGACACTCTCCGGCGGCGGCGGCACGGCCGGTCCGTCGTTCCCGATCGGGACCGGGACAAAGGCGCTGCTCTCCTTTCACTGCCGCCAGTCGACCAGCGTCGCGGGCACCAACGTGTGGACGAGCGTTGCAGTTTCCGGCGCCAGCACGATCGCAGCGTCGGACAGCTGGGCGATCTCGTACGACCAGACCGGGCAGCTGTTCCACGGCCTGGCCTACGTCGAGACGGGCCTGACCGCGGGGACCAACACGTTCGCGATGTCCTATCGGGTCTCCGGCGGCACTGGCACGTTCGCGACCCGGCGACTCAACTGCGTTCCGTTCTGATCGGAGGCGTCATGGCCCAGTTCGTCGAGACGTACGTCGAGGAGCTGCTACGCCGGCAGCAGGCGACCACGACCGGGCAGCTGGGCGTCTCGCTGCTGCTGGTCGGCCCGGAGCTGTACAAGGTCGATCTCACGCTGCTGGTCATGCTCGGCGTGATCATGAAAGCGCTCAACGACAAGGGCGTAGTCCCCGACGCCGAGTGGCTGACCCGGCTCGACGCCGCGCTGGACGGCCCGTGGCCCGACTGGATCCTCAACCAGACCAACCCGACCTGAGGAGGGACGCATGGCTACGTCATCGGAATACCCGGACCTCCAATGGATGCCGCCGAAGAGTTGGACTGACGCCAATCGGTCCCAAGTCCAGTTGGTGGTCATCCACACCACCGAGGGTTCGGCGACCGGCGCGGCCGCCGAAGACGGCGCGTCCTACGACCAGCGCCGCACCGACGGCACCTCGACGCACTACTTCCACGACTCCGACTCGACCGTGCAGTGCGTGCGCACCGAGGACCAGGCGCACGCCGCCCGGACGCAGGGCAACAAGCGCGGCATCCAACACGAGCTGTGCACCCGCGCCGACTCGGCGAACTGGAGCGACAGCTACCACCAGGCCATGCTGCGCCTCGCAGCCGGGCAGGCCGCCCGGGACGCCAAGAAGTGGGGCATCCCCGTCAAGAAGCTGTCGTCGTCGCAGGTCGCTGACGGCGTCAAGGGCTTCTGCGGGCACGTCGACATCACCAACGCGTTTCCGCAGGACAACGGCACGCACACCGACCCGGGGGCGGACTTCCCGTGGTCGCAGTTTCTCGGCATGGTCCAAGACGAGCTCGACGGAGGCGATGACGACATGTTCCTGCCCAAGAAGGGTGACTCCGGCGAGCCGGTCAAGTTCTGGCAGTACGTGCTGGGCGACCTCGGCTTCCCGGTCGGCACGGTCGACGGCGAGTACGGGCCGAAGACGGAGGCCGCGGTCAACGCGTCCCGCGCGTCGTACGGCGAGGGCCCGCACACGATGATCACCGGCTGGCACGCGTTCAAGATGCAGTGCGACCTGGCCATCGAGAACGTCGGCAGCAAGCCCGGACCTAAGGGCGACCCGGGCCCCAAGGGAGATCCAGGCCCGAAGGGTGACCCGGGGCCGAAGGGCGACCCGGGCCAGGGCGGCGAGTTCGCCGGCACCGTGACCGTGCTCGGCGGCCAGCTCACCGTCGAAGCCACCGCGTGACGTGAGTGAGCCCCGAGAAGCTGATCGGCTACATCCGGGACGCGGGGTGCGTGCTGGTGGGACTGGGCGGGATCACGTATCAGATCGTCTCCGGGAACGTGAACGGGCAGCTGCTCACCACCTGCATGGGCCTGCTGGGCATCGCGGGAGGGATCCGGGTGTGGCAGCTGCGGCCCGGTTCGAACTCGGCTGGTCGCGGGCGGTCGTCGCCGTCGCACTCGTCGGGATCACGCTCGCGGTCGTCCTCCTCCTCAGCGGACGGTGAGCCGTGACCAAGCCGTACGTGCGGTTCTGGTACGCGATCGCCGTGGCGTTCATCGCCGTGGTCGGCATTGCCGGTGCCGGTGTGGGCTACACCAACCATGTGCAGAAGCAGGCCGACAAGCGGTCGACGGCGGAGCGAGCCGATTCGGACCGGCGCTGGTGCGCCCTGCTCGGTGATCTCGACTCCGCCTACCAGAGTTCGCCGCGGCCGACGACGCCGACGGGTCGGCGGGTCGCCGAAGAGATCCACAAGCTGCGCCTCAGCTTCCGCTGCCCGTAGCTATCTCACCTTAGAACACACGTTCGGAGGCAAGCCATGTCGTTCAAACTCTCTCGCGACCCGGCTCTCTACCTGACCCTGGTCGCCACCGCGGTACGCCTCGCGGCCGCGTTCCTGATCCACCTCACCGGCGACCAGCAGGCCGTCCTCAACGCGTTCGCCACCGCCATCGCGGCCGCGATCGTCGCGTTCGTGGTGCGCCGGGACGGGCAGGTCGCCGCGCTCCTCGGCGTCGCCCAGGCCCTGCTCGCCCTCGCCATCGGGTTCGGGCTGCACGTGACCGCCGAGAACCAGGCCGTGATCATGTCGTTCGTCGGCGCGGTCGCCGCGGCGTTCATCCGCACGCAGGTCATCGCGCCGGTCAACGCGGTCGGCGACAAGCAGGCCTAGCACCGAACCGGCGAGCCTAGCGCCGGGCACCGACAGAAACGCGCCCCCACCTTCGGGTGGGGGCG